TGGAGGATAGAAAGCAATCAGACCTTTGGGAGATAGACCGCCCAAGCCGAAGCGAACTCCATCCAACAATGAAGCCCATCGAATTGGTACAGAAGTCCATCGTTAACTCATCAAAGCCTGGAAACATCGTTCTTGACTCCTTTGGGGGATCAGGAAGCACCCTTATCGCGTGTGAGCAGACCAATCGCAGGTGTCGTATGGTCGAGTTAGACCCGCAATATTGTGATGTAATTATTGCTAGATGGGAGAAGTTCACAGGCAAAATAGCAGACCTTTTGCCTGAGAATTGAGCCAATCATGCGGGATTCCGAGCAAAATAATCCAGGCAACGACAGCGTCATCGTCCCAACCAAAGGGGAGATCGACGAGAACGGTTTCTCCCTTGAGGAGAAAGAGAACAAGGTTGCTGAGTTACGCAAGGCGGGTTTTACCTACCAGCGTATTGCCGAAGAGGTGGGTTATAAGCAAGCCTCAGGTGCTTCCCGAGCGCTTAAAAGATTCTTTGCACGCAGAGAAGTCGAACCCGATGACGATGTCAGGTGGTTGGAACTGGAGCGCTTGGACCGCCTTCAGGTAGCGCTATGGCCCAGGGCTATGAAGGGTGACAACCAAGCGGTGAACACCATCATCAGGATCATGGAACGCAGAGCGTCTTATTTGAACATTGAAGTGGCCAAAACGATTAAAGCAGAGGTGGTGAATTATGACGGAAATCGAGACATTGACGGAGACATTGAGCGCATCGTCAATCTCCTCAGAGGAGTGGATCTCAGCGAGCCGCTGGAAGTGGAAGGTGGAACAAGCGAGAGCGGAACAGTTGCCACCGAAGGGGGATTGGAAGACCTGGCTGTACATGGCGGGTCGCGGAGCGGGGAAAACGAGGACGGCGGCGGAGTGGCTGGCGTGGGAAGCGATCAGCAAGCCGAGGACGCGCTGGGCGATAGTAGCCCCGACCTTCGGTGATGCAAGAGATACCTGCGCAGAGGGTCAATCGGGAATTCTCGGTGTCCTTCGGCGCTATCGAATGCTTAAAACTTGGAACCGCAACAACGGGGAGATACTCCTAACCAACGGTTCCCGCATTAAGTTATTTACTGCCGATGAGCCTGAGCGCTTCCGTGGCCCACAACACCACGGCGCTTGGTGCGATGAGTTGGCTTCTTACCGATATTCGGACTCTTGGGATCAATTGCAGTTTGGCCTACGCCTGGGAGATAACCCGAGGGTTATTGTTACCACCACCCCCAAGCCAACGCCCCTGATTAGGGCCTTAGCGGGCCGCACAGACGGCTCTGTGGTGGTCACACGCGGTTCGACCTTTGATAACGCAGCCAACCTTGCCCCTTCCGCCCTGTTGGAACTCCAGGCCCGTTATAACGGTACACGCCTGGGCCGCCAGGAGTTGTACGGGGAAATCCTCGAGGATGTAGAAGGCGCGTTATGGACCAAGGGCTTAATCGAACGCAACCGCATGGTCAAAGCCCCACCCTTATCCCGCATCGTTGTATCTATCGACCCTGCTGTAACTAATACCAGCGAAAGCGATGAGACTGGAATTCTTGTCTGTGGATCAGATGCATCAGGCCACGGTTATGTTTTGGGAGATTATTCTTTCAGGGGTTCACCTTTGGATTGGGCAAGCAAGGCGGTGTCGGTATTTGACGAACACAAAGCCGACAGCATTTTGGTTGAAGTAAACCAAGGCGGAGACATGGTCAGCGCTGTGTTGAAGCAAGTACGCCTGGGCCTTCCAATCCGAGAAGTGCGAGCGCATGTTGGTAAACGGTTGAGAGCCGAACCAGTTGCAGCGATGTATGAACAAGGACGCATTCACCATATTGGTGAGTATGTGCAACTTGAGGATCAGATGACAATATGGACCCCGCAAGATCCAAAGTCTCCTGATCGTATTGATGCGTTGGTGCAAGCGTTTTCTGATTTACTTGGCAGGGCAAGTGTTTCTTCTTACTTTGGCGCACTTGCAAACTTCTGTCCTGGTTGCGGGTTGCCAATGCCGAAGTCAATGTCGCATTGCTCAAAGTGTGGAAGCGCTATGATTATTCCAACCCAATCTGTCTCGTAGCCGAAGGAGCAACATGGCGGCCTTTTACAACACCACGATTGATCAGGGTGCGAATTGGTTCATTACTTTTATCTATAAACAACCTGCTGAAATTACCAACATCTCAGGCAACGGAACAACTGTAACTTATACAGCGGTCAACGGATTTGCAGCGGGGCAGATAGTTTCGATCGATGGCGCACAGCCTTATATTTACAATTTACAAAATGTGACAGTTAACAGCGCATCAAGTTCGCAATTCACAGTTACAAACGGAGCCACAGGTATTTACATCAACGGCGGTATAGCAACAGCACCTGTGAACATAACCAACTACACAGCCGCGCTTCAAATCAGATCATTGCCGCAAGACCCAACGGCTGTTTTAAGTTTAACAAGCGGATCAGGAATTACTATTACTGGTGCGACAGGAACAATTGCCGTGACTGCTTCGGCAGCACAAACAGGCGCAATTGATGAAGGCCCTTATTACTATGATCTAGAAATAACATCACCGACAGGCATCGTAACCCGCGTTGCTCAGGGCCAGGTTGTTGTTTCAGCACAGGTGACACGATGAGCGAACAAGACGCAGTCATAATCAAGCCAATCATTCCAACGGTTGTCGTAACAGCCCCAGGGCCACAGGGTCCATCGGGTGCAGCAGGTTCGGTTTTCTATGTTCACACCCAAGCAACACCAGCATCGGTGTGGACGATCAATCACAACTTAAACGGTCAACCAACAGCCGTGGTTTTGGATAGCGCTGGAACGCAATGCGAAGGAACTTTCAGTTATCCTTCGGGTAATCAAATGATCATCACATTCACAAGCCCATTCACAGGAACGGCTTACATCATATGAGTCGCTTGGCGTTAACCCCAACAAATGTCCCTGCCAGCGCCTCGGACATCGCAACACCAACGCTTCGCACTGGTGATCTTTACTTCAATACAACCGAAGGTCTCAAGGTTTATAACGGATCGGCCTGGGTTGCAGTAAGCGCAACGATTACAGAAATAGATGCGGGCGTTTTTGATAGCATTGCCCCTTACAATGGTGGCGATCCAACCACAGCAGCAACTCAGACATTTAATGGAGGAACCCCATGAGCGTAGTAACGCAAATCCAAGTAAGACGCGGAACTGCTGCGCAATGGACCTCTGCAAACCCAACATTATCTGCGGGTGAATTGGGATTTGAAACAGACACAGGTTTACTTAAAGGTGGCAACGGATCAACTGCGTGGAACTCTTTACCTTATGTGGGTGCTGGCGACATAACAGGCGTTACTGCTGGCACTGGTCTTTCAGGTGGTGGGTCAAGCGGTACCGTTACGGTATCAATTGACACCGCGACCACAGTTGATAAAACAACAGCCCAAACACTCAGCAATAAAACAATGTCAGGTTCAAGTAACACATTCAGTAACATCGGCAACTCAAGTCTTACCAATTCAAGCATTACGATAAATGGAACTGCGGTTTCATTAGGCGGATCTGTAACGATTGAAGCATCCAGTTTCGTTCCTTCGTTTATGTTAGGTGGTATGTAATATGTCCCGTAAGTTTCTAGTTGGTATTGATCTCAACAAGAATGAATTGCAGAATGCAGTCGTTCAGAACCTTGGCACAGCCCCTTCATCACCTATCGCTGGACAGATTTATTTCGACACCGTTGATAATGAACTCTACTTTTACACAGGCACAGCGTGGCAAAGCGTCCAGGCAAATGCACAGGTCACTTATGGATTGCTTTCTGCTCGTCCTGCTGCAGGTGAAGCGGGTCGTTTGTATTACGCCACTGATAACTACTTGTTGTATTTTGATGATGGCACAACCTGGACACAAATTAACAACTTTGGAACCGTAACCGCCCAAACATCCTATGGCGCTTCTAGCGGCAACGGTTCCTCTACAAACTTTGCACGCGCTGACCACACACACGGAACTCCAGCGCTTACAAACACAACACCACAATCTTTGGCTATCGGTGGAAACGGCGCAGTTGGAACAGGATCGGCACCAGCGCGTGAAGACCATGTCCACGAGATGCCTGACTTTGGAAATGTTTCTGCACAGACAACTTTTGGCGCTTCAAGCGGTAATGGTTCAAGCGTTGATGTTGCAAGAGCAGACCACACCCATGGAACTCCTGTCCACGACAACACAGCCCACAGCGCAATCAATCTTTCAGCCCTTGCGGTCCCAACAAATGATGTCTCGTTTGCTTCTTACAAGATCACAAACCTTGCGGCCCCAGTTGCTTCAACCGATGCGGCCAACAAGCAGTATGTAGATGATGTAGCCCAAGGCTTAAACATTCACGCTGCTTCTTATGCGGCAACAACTGCAAACCTCAACGCTACCTATAGCAACGGAACCGCAGGTGTTGGTGCAACTCTTACAAACGCAGGAACACAAGCAGCGTTTGAAACAGACGGCACAACTCCTCCGATCAACTCCCGCATTTTGGTAAGACTTCAAACCAATACAACTCAGAACGGTATCTATACCCTTACAACAGTTGGTAGCGGCTCAACAAACTGGGTCTTAACTCGCGCTACAGACTTTGACAGCGCAGTTGAAATTGCTGGTGGCGACTTTACCTTCGTAGACAACGGAACAACCCTGGCAAATACAGGCTGGGTGCAGGTTGATGAGGTCACAACAGTTGGAACAGATCCGATCGTTTGGCAGCAATTCTCAGGCGCTGGTACTTATACAGCCAGCAACGGTGTGCTTTTAACAGGCAATAACTTCACAGGCGTTGTTGTTTCAGGTGGCGGTTTAACTGTTGGAGCCAGCGGCTTTGACATTGATACAGCCGTGGTGGTCAAGAAATATGCAGCCAATGTTGGCGATGGCACAAATACCTCGTACACTGTTTCACACAACCTTGGAACCAAGGATGTAATTGTTAGCGTCTACGACAACAGCAGCCCTTACGCTGAAGTTATCTGCGATGTTCAGCACACCAGCACGACAGCAATCACGCTGTTGTTCTCCGTTGCTCCAACTTCTAACCAATACCGAGTTGTAGTACACGGCTAAGCAGTAAAGGGAGATACACATGGGTCTTAGAGACCGTATCGCAAAGGCACTACTGCAAGGACAAGTTGAAAAGGCTCCAAACCTGCCCGCAGGAACACAGACCTTGACTGAGCAACAGATGCGTCTGAATGCGCTCAATCAAATTGCGCAAAACTATGGAAACTCAACACCGCTGCCACGCAATCCGTGGCTTGCTGGCGTTCCTTTTGGCCCAGGCCAACCAATCACGCCAGGTGCAATCAACCCTGTCCGTGAGGATGGCCGTCCTGATCCACGCCGTTATGAATTCCAAGTTGCACAGAACATCAACATCACAGAAACACGCCTGGTTCCATTTAAGACCCTGCGTGCTTCGGCAGATCAGATCGACATCCTTCGCCGTTGTATTGAAGTAATCAAAAACAAAGTTACAGGTCTTGATTGGGACATCACCCTTGGCACAGACGCTTCAGAAAAGATTGCAGCAACTTCAGGCGGCGACCATGTTCGCGCTATGGCAAAGGCCCGCGAGAAATACACCGATGAGATTAACCGTTTGCGCACCTTTTGGGAAAACCCTGACCGCGCCAACGGTTTAACCTTTTCAGATTGGCTAATGATCGCCCTTGAGGAGATTTTGGTTATTGATGCCTGGGCTGTGTGGCCACAAAAGACCGTAGGCGGGGATTTATACGGCCTACAAATCTTGGATGGCACAACCATTAAGCCGCTCCTAGATGATCGCGGTATGCGCCCTATGCCGCCTAACGCAGCCTTCCAACAGATCCTTTATGGCTTCCCACGCGCTGAATTCACCGCCAACGATGATGATCCACAAGCCGATGGCGAGTTCACCAGCGATGATTTGCAGTACATGATCCGCAACCGCCGCTCAATGTCTGCCTATGGGTTCAGCCCAACCGAGCGAGCGCTACCTTTAGCCGACATTTACCTTCGCCGCCAGCAATGGATCAGAGCCGAATACACCGATGGCGTGCTTCCTGAGTTGATGTTTACAACCGATGAGAACTGGGGAACTAACCCTGACCTTTTGCGTGCCTATGAAAACATTTTTAACGATGATCTAGCAGGTCAAACACAACAGCGTAAGCGTCTGCGTTTATTGCCAGCAGGTATGACCCCTGTGCAGTTTGAAGCCTACGGTGAGAAGTTCAAAGACACTCTTGACGATTATTTGATCACATCTATTTGCGGTCACTATGGCGTACAACCATCCGAGATCGGTTTCGCACCGAAGGGCGGATTGGGAGGCGCTGGTTTCGAGGAAGGTCGGGCCGAAAGCGCGGAGGCTATCGGAACACAGCCTTTGGTTAACTGGATAAGCAAGATGCTCACCAACATCTCTTACACATACCTTGGTATGCCACGAGAGTTGGAATTTAAGTTGATGACTTCAAAGCGTCTAGATAATGAAAGCAACGCTCGCAAGAGTCAAATTGAAATTACAAGCGGTGGTAAGACAATCAACGAGCGCCGTTCAGAGTTGGGCTTACCTTTACTTGATACACCTCAGGCTGATATGCCAATCCTTATTGCTGGAGCCAGCACCTTCCTTTTCAGCCCTGACGGGATTATTGATGCTTCCACAGCCTCAACAGCCCCAGCGCTTGAAGGTCCTGATGCCACTCCGATTGCACCTGTCACTCCAATTGGTGAAAAACCACAAGAGGAACCAGGGGTTTTGGAAGAGGAAGAGATCGACAACAAAACCAAAGCCGAAGTTAAAGCCTTTATGAAATGGGCAAACAAAGGCAAACGCGCTCGCTTGTTTGAATTCAAGTCCCTCGATCCAATCGTGGCCGATGCATTAAACCGTTGCGCTTACGAAGGAGATCTAGACAGCGCCAGGGCGTTGGCCAAGGCTTACCTCTCATGAACTGGGGGCCTCTGAAAGCCGATGGGCGTATGGCTGCAAAGAGTGCCGTCAAGATAAGAGCAGCGTTGGCACAAACTGCGGACTTTAAACGCGTGTTTCAGTGGTATGAAGAAACACAACCTAACATTTCAGATAATCGCGCTCAAGATCGCGCCCGCGCTCGCGCATGGGTCATGCTCAATGTACGAGTTAATATGACGGCTCTTATAGGGGTATTAGAACGCGTGTACGCTGAAGGCTGGGTAACTGGAGAAGCCGCAGCCGATGAAGCAGTTGCTAAAGCACGCGAAGCCAAGAAAGCCGCAGACGATGATTTGATTGATTGGGCTTTATGGAACCCAGGCGATGAGGCTGCTGCCCTTTTGCTTCGCCCTTCTAAAGCCTTTCAACGCTTCCTGGCTTCCTTTGGTATCACCCTGAAAGAATTAACAAACACAACCGTTAATGACATCGGCAACTCAATCGCTGATGCTTTAGAGCAGGGTTTATCGGCAAACCAAGCCGCCAAACTGATCAAGCGCAATGTGGCTTCCTCATCTCGGGCTTTGATGATTGCAATCACGGAACAAAACCGCGCTATGTCGGCGGCCACGATCAATCGTTACAAAGAGATGCAAATCGGCGAGATGGAATGGGAAGTTTCAGACCCTTGTCCCAAATGCGCTCAAAACGCAAACCAGGTTGTGCCAATCGGTGGAACCTTTAACTCGGGAAACACTCAACCACCAGCACACCCAAACTGCCGTTGCGCTTTGCTTCCTGTAATTCCTGATTTTGCAGACGAAGTTCCGATGGGTGTAACACTTGTCGGGGTTCCAACCCGATAATCCTGCTAAAGTATTACTAAGCAACAGACAAGGATAAACATGGCCGATGGATTTGTACCGCCGCAGCAAGTGCGTGCCAATGCAAAACGCGGCCTAGAACTTCGCAAGAAACATAACCGAGGCGGAACAGAAGTAGGCGTTGCACGCGCCCGTGATTTATCTAACGGCGCAGCGCTATCATTAGACACAATCAAACGCATGAATTCTTACTTCGCTCGACACGAGGTGGATAAAAAAGGCGAGGGTTGGGGAGTTGATAGCGCTGGTTACATCGCTTGGCTTCTTTGGGGTGGCGATGCAGGATGGTCCTGGGCTAAAGGAATTCTTAAACAAAAAGAAAACAAGGAGAAATCATCAATGAACGATCTAACCACTTCCTATTTCAGTATTGAGAAAGCAGATCGTCAGCCTGATGGCACTTTGATGGTTTATGGAAAGGCAACCGACGACTCAGTCGACATCGATCAACAGATTTGCGATGCTGGATGGTTAGATCGCGCAATGCCAGCCTGGTTCAAGTCAGGTGGAAACATCCGCGAACAACACTCAAGTATTGCTGCAGGAGTAGCCAAAGAATATGAGGCCAAAGCAGACGGGCATTACATTATGGCCCATGTTGTTGACCCAGTTTCAGTTAAAAAGGTAGATGCGGGAGTCCTGCGAGGCTTCTCAATTGGTATTAAATCGCCACGAGTTGTGCGTGACACCAAGGCTGCAAACGGCCGAATTATTGATGGACAGATCGTTGAAGTATCCCTTGTCGATCGCCCTGCAAACCCTAACTGCCAGTTGGTTTTGGCGAAGAGTGTCGATGGCGAGTCAAGCCTTGTTCAAGTTGAAGAGTTAACCGAAGAGATTATTAAGGCTGAGCCAATTAGCAAATCTACCGATGTAGAACTCCGCAAAGCATTACAATCTGCCCTACACTTACTATCGCTTAACAAGTCAGAGGAGACCTCAATGAAAGATACAGTCGAACTACCTGTAGAAGCCATCGGGGACCTTCTCAAGTTTGATAAAACACAGTACGAAGCCGCACGCGAAGCCCTTGCTAATCTGATTCAAATCGAAGCGGGCGAAATGCGCGAGGGTCATAATGAAATACAATCAATCGGACACCTTCTCGAAGCCGTGATGCATCTCCATGCATGGTATGAAGGAGAAGAAGCAGAGGGAGAAGTCGTGGAAGAAGAAACAATTATTGAACGCGCTGCTGATGCAGAAATGAAAGACAAGAAAGAAAAGATGTGCAAAGAGTGCAGCAAGTCTTACAAGATGTGCAAGTGCGAAGGTGGCTTTAAGGCTGCCGAGGATGATGAGGACGAAGAGGAAGTTGAAGCAGAAAAGTCTGCTGAGATTTCTAAGTGCCTTGAGTGCGGATGCAGCCAACCAGGAACTGATCACGGACTAACAACAACAAATGATTTTGCTAATGTCGCAAAGCCATCTCATGTAACAACAGCCGAGATGTATGCGCCAGGAGAAACTCCTAAGTCAGCCGAAGGCGAAGAGCCTGAAGTAAAGGCTAACGATGAGGAAGTAAAGGCTGAGGAAGTTCCAGCCGAAGCAACAGAGAATTCTGTGGATGTAGATCCGACAGAAGTAGAAGCCATCGTAGAGCAGGTGGTCAAGAGTGCAACACAATCTCTTAAATCAGAGATCGCGGAATTAGTGGCTGCAAAAGAGGCAGCACTTTCCAAAGCGGTAGGTTTAGAGGCTGAGTTGGAACTTGCCAAGTCTCTCGCAGTGGCTGGTGGCCCACGCCGTACAGCAAAGCCGATTGATGTGAAAACAACAAGCGACTTGCTAACAAAGGCTGCCATTTACAAAGCGAAAGCAAATGCAACAACCGACCCAACACTTGTAAAAGGCTACCGAGCATTAGCGGAGAAATTCGCAACGGCTGCGGAAGACGAGAACAAGTAACCTACCGAAAGGAATAAGCCACATGGCAACAGAAATGCCAAAGGCTGCCGATCTCTTTGACGGTGCGTCACCTGTTGAAGCAGCGCAAAAGATGGAGGAATACACCGATCTACTCGGAAAGTCCCTATCTAACGCTTCTCATGTTCCAGGACAAGCACCTACACAAGATCCAATGGCAGCAATGGAAGCCCTCGCAGCATCAAAGTCTTTGACTGCTGATGCAGCAGCAGGACTTCAGAATGCACTCGCAGCACAACGCTTAGCGATGCAGGACATTCAAAAAGAAATTACAACAACTTCACCTCTTAGCACATCTTTCGCGGCATTTGACCTCGAAGCACCTGCTAAGTTGCTGACACCACGCCCAACACCTCTCCGTAACCGTATCCCTCGCAAGAAGGGCGTAGGCACATCACACCGTGTCAAGCGCATCACTGGTTACACAGGTACAGGTACAGGCGGACAAGGCAACATTTGGCCAGGTATTACTGAGACTACTCAGAACAACTTCGCGCCAGGCGCTGCTAACGCTTTATACCTAGAGCGTGGACCACAGATCTCATACACAGCCGATGATCTAGTGTTGCCATACAACTCATACTCTCTATCTGATCAGGTTTCATTCGATGCCAACTTCTCAGGCCTTGGATACCAGGACCTTCGTCAGTTGTCATCAACATCAACACTTTATGCAACAATGTTGATGGAAGAGCGCATGATGTTGTTCGCACGCGGAACTGCTGCAGGTTACTCAGGTGCGATTGCCGCTCCTACAGGCCTAACAGCATCATCTCCTGCTGCTACAGGATCACAGACAGCCTTGGCTGCTAACACTTATTACATTTACATCACAGCAGATGCTGGTATCTCACAGAACGGCTTCGGCGAGTCAATCGTCTCTGCTGTTGCGTCAGAGACTGTTGCATCAGGCGATGTGCTTTCAGTATCCTTCACAGGATCAACTGGCGCACTTGGTTACAATGTTTATGTTGGAACAGCAACAGGCACTGCAAACTGCAAGTATGTAGGAACTGTTAAGGGTGGAACAACTGTCGTCATTCAAGGCGCAGGTGCAACAAACCTTCCAGCAAACAACTTTGCTTTCAGCACATCAGGAGCCGCAGCATCTCGCGCAAACGCAGACACATCTGCTTATGCAACAGGTTATGACGGTATCCTTCCAACAGTTCTCGGACCAAACTCAGGTTTCAACAACGCAATCAACGCTGCATTCAGCACCTCTAACCCAGGCGTTGAATTCCAGAATGTATTCGCTGGCCTATACGAGTCTGTAAAGGCTGATCCTGATGTTGTGCTTCTAAACGGAAACGATCGTAAGCAACTCTCTGATGCAATCAAGAGCGGCTCAACTGCTAACTACCGTTTGGTAATCAACGATCCAGGTCAAGGCGGAACTACTTATGGTTCTGTTGTAACTGGTCTACAGAATGAAGTAACAGGCAAGGCTGTTGATCTTATGGTTCACCCATGGCTCAACCAGGGCGTTGCTCCAGTTCTTTCATGGACTCTTCCAATCCCTGACACTGAGGTGTCAGATGTTTGGGCGAACTTCCTTGTCCAGGACTACATGGGAATTCAGTGGCCTGTAACTCAGTTCACATATGACTTCTCAACTTACTTCCGTGGAACTTTCTTCTGCACCGCTCCAGCATGGAATGGCGCAGTTTCAGGCATCCGCGCTTCATAACAATTGAATAACAAAGGAGGGTGCGTCAGATAATGGGCGCACCCTTCTTTATTCAAAGCAGGAAGGGATCATCATGGCAAGATATGTAGCACCTGACCGAGGTGTAAAAGAAACGGTAATAGGCGGCAAGAGTTACTTTCCCGATCGTGGTGGAATTTACAATGTTGAAAGTCCTGGCGCAGCAAGGGCTATGAAGGCAGAGGGTTTCTTTGAAGCATCTCTTAACCCATACAACGCTGGCGACCGCCAAAGAGGATTTACTTGCGTAGAATGTGGTTTTAACGGTTGGTTTCGTAAATGCGGGCGTTGCGGTATCGAATCCAAAGACATACCTCGAGACGGAGAATAAATGGCAATCGGCGTAACACTAGACACCTTCTCCGAGCGCCCATATTTATCGGTTGCGGAGTATAAAAATGCACCAACCTCAATCGATTATGACAACCTCGTAGTCGGTGGCAACGCCAATGCGCAAGACGCAGAATTAGAGCGGGTTATCCTTCGCGCCTCATCTTTTATGGATGAGTATCTAAACCAAAACCTGGTGGCCAACCGCCAAACAGAAACCCAGCGCACTCGCTTTACCCCGCAGGGATACATCTCCTTGCACCCAAACCAAAGCCCTGTGATTGCCCTTGAGTCGTTTTATTACGGGCCAACACCAGGTTTAATCACGGCTCTCACCGATTGTTCAACAGCCTGGTTCGAGAACCAACAACTTATTATTCCAATCTCCTCCATGGCTCTTAACTGGTCAAGCCAGGGTCCTTTGGCTTTTGGCGGCGGATCACCAACCCAACAAATCTTTACCAAATACACCTATGTGGCGGGCTTTGTAAATAACCCAATCGTCAGCGCAACAGCAGGAGCATCTAGCCTTGTAGTTGAGCGCTCAACTGGAATTGTGGCTGGCCAATTGTTGCGAATTATTGACGGCGCAAACAGCGAGACGGTCTATGTTTCCAGCAGTTATACCTACGGAAACACAACCGTGACTTTGGCTGCGCCTTTAACTTTCAGCCACACAGTGGGTTCAATCATTAGCAATATGCCAAACGCAATTAAGCAAGCGTGCATTCTTATTACCACAGCCTTTATCAAGGTCCGTGGCGACAACTCTTTAACCATGAACATCACAACCCAACCGCAACAAAGTCTGCCTGGGGCTACCCGTTATGGCGGCGAGATTAGGCTTGCTTTGGACATGGTCGATAAGTACCGCAGGATCAGGTAATGGCGGGCCGCGTAGGGGTACGGAATACGCTCGCGGCGTTTATTTCCAACCCACCAATTACAAACTTAAACCAAGTTTTCACTTCTTTCCCAAAGCGTATTAATTACCAGGTCAATTCGCAGCCAGGGCAACTTACCCGTTCAGCCGTGGTTGTCTTTATTGCCGCAGAAACAGAAAACCGCCTGGCTATTGGAGGCGCAACAAACGGTTGGAAGCGCGTGGATTACACAGTTGTTTTGCAGATCTACACACACTCTATGCAGCGTAATGCAGAGAATGTAATGGATGACTTTGATGAGTTGATCGACAACATCAAAACACGATTACGGTCGGACCACACTTTTGGGGACCCGACAGGTAATCTTGTATGGCAAGGAGCAGAACCAACCATCAATGCACGCTACGGAGAGGTCTCGACTACCAACGAGGGCGCTTCTGAAGTCTTTGCTGAGATAGAATTCCTTGTTACAGAAATGATCCAAGCATAAGGAGCAACATGAAACTGAAATACAATGGAACAGATGAGCGTGTGTTCCCTTCGCTGGGGATCACTCTGAAACCAGGTGACGAGTTTGACGCACCCGAAGGTTTTGCACACCCTGATTGCACAGCACCAGGATTTGCCAAGCCAGCAGCAACGCCAACACCAGCCCCAATTAAGTCTGCCGCGTCAGACACCGACTCTAAGGAGAGTGAATAATGTCCGTACAGCAATCCGTACGCTCGTACCTGGGTATCGCTAAAGAAGTGACCAAAGGTACGATCGTTGCACCAACAGATTTTATCCCAGTAGCCAAAGACAGCATTAAACCTGTCGATGTAGTAGACGCGCTTTATGACACAGGGCTTCGTGGCTCCAATGTT